ATGAGAGTGACGACAATCAAGTATCAGATAAAGAAGGAATTGATAGAACTGCAATGCAAGACTTTATGAAAAAGTTATACATGGAAAATGTATGGTGGTTCTCAAAAGAAGAAAAGGATTTATTCTTACCTAATAGAAGACAATCACTGGAGAGTTTCTTTGGATAATACACCACTATTTGACGAAGGTGTTTATTGTGTAGTAGACAATAACAAACTTAACATGTCAGGCATTCAAATTACTAAAGGAGAATGGGAAGGTGTTATCTATGTTTATGGTAAAGTAGAATTTGTAGAAGGTAAAAAACATTTAAACTTCCAAAGAGATATAGTCAAAGTTCCCGAAAATCATGACCTCGAAGAACTCCTAAATAATAACGAACTAAATAATCTCATGGGTGACATATTGGTTGAACTCATAGAAGAACAAGCGAGGAAAGAGAATGAACAAAGAGATATTGAAGGAACAGATTAAGAGACACGAAGGTGAAGTCTTAGAAATATATGAAGACTCACTAGGATATTTAACTTTTGGTGTGGGACACTTAGTTAAAGAAAACGACCCCGAATATGGTCAACCAGTAGGTACACCAGTCTCACAAGAAAGAGTAGACGAAGTTTACGAACACGATTTTGAAAAACACGTAGAAGAAACAATTCATGTGTTTGAGTCAAAAGGTGGAGAAGACTTCTATGCACTTCCCGAAGATATACAACATGTTCTCGTAAACATGACTTTCAATCTAGGAGGAACTAGATTTGGTAAGTTTAATAATATGTGGAAAGGTGTTGTTTCATGTGACTGGGAAAAGGTTGCAGTCGAAATGGAAGACTCACGTTGGTTCAAACAAGTAGGAAGACGTTCAATCGAATTACAGGAGATAGTCAGAAGTGTCTAACGTTAAATGTATCAGACTTGACACTGGAGAAGTGTTAATTGGTTTTGTGGAAACTTCACTATGGACTGGAGATTATACGATAACCGATGCACAAATTTGTTTAACAAATACCGAAGACGGAAAGTACGAGGTTAACCTTGCACCATGGATTCCGTTTGCAAAAGAATATACATTCACAATAAATAAAGATTTAGTTCAAACAGTATTTGAACCAAGACCACAACTAGAAACTAATTTCAAAGTTGCAACAGGTAATAACAAAAGACAAAGAGGTCAGTAATGGGAAGAGAAACATTATTAAAAGCATTATTAAGTCAGTATCAAGGTGAAATGGACGTTGCATACGCAAACATTTCAGTTTACAAAAACAATCCTGCTGGTATTGGTGAACACCCCGACATTGCACAAGCACTAGATACTCAAATTGAGAAATTTGCAAATGCAAAAGAAAAATATGATGTAACTTACGACCTTTTACACGGAAATAAATCACCAACCACCTTGACAGAATAGTATACCTTGTAGTATAATAACTACATGGATTTCTATACTAACGTTTGCAGAACACGTGACAAAATACTTGTCAAAGGCTACAAGAACGGGAAACAACAAAAACTAACAGTTTCCTACAGACCCAATCATTATATCCCTTCAAAGAAAGGGGACACACCATTCAAATCATTAGACGGAAGGTCACTGGAAGCAGTGAACCTAAACTCTATGGGTGGTGCAAGAAAGTTCAGAGAACAATACAATGGTGTAGACGGATTCGAAATCCATGGATACGACAGATACATTTACACTTACATTGCAGATAAGTTTCAAGGTGATATAGAGTTTGACTTGAAACACATAAAGATTGCAACACTTGATATTGAGTGTGAGTGTGAAGACGGATTCCCCGAACCAACTCTTGCAAGTGAAAAGGTCAATGCAATATCATTGAAACCACTTGGTAAAGATACACATGTCTTTGGTATCGGCCCTTGGGAACACAACAGAACAGACGTAGTTTATTACAACTGCATGAATGAATCAGAACTTCTTATGAAGTTTATCAAATACTGGAGACAGGAATCTTTTGATATCATTACAGGTTGGAATGTAAACTCATTCGATATTACATATCTTTGTAATCGTATCGACAGAATACTTGGTGAAGGAGAACACAAGAAACTTTCACCATGGAATCAATGTGACGTGAGAGAGTTCATGTCTAACTATGGTCAGAAACAAATGATATTCAATCTATATGGTATCAATGTTCTTGACTATCTTGAACTGTATCGTAAACATACATTCGTAAATAGAGAATCCTACAAACTAGAAAACATTGCACAAGTAGAACTTGGAACTGGTAAGATAGATTACTCTGAGTATGGAAATCTTCATACACTTTACAAACAGGACTATGCAAAGTTCTTAGAATATAATGTCAAAGACGTTGTCCTTGTTGAAGAACTAGAAGAGAAACTCGGATTGATTGAATTGACTTGTGCAATGTCATACAATGCAAAGTGTAATTACAATGACACTTTCGGAATGGTGAAGTATTGGGAAACCATAATCTATAATCACCTCAAAGAACAAAACATTCAGACACCACCACAAAGACTGAAGACTGGTAATGATAAGACACACCAAATCGTTGGTGCATATGTCAAAGACCCAATAGTCGGTGGACATGATTGGGTAGTGTCATTCGACTTGAACTCACTGTATCCACATATCATTATGCAATACAATATCTCACCCGAGAAAATGATAAAGGGAAACAGACAGGACTTAACCATTGACAGAATGTTGAACAAAGAAGCAGACTTATCTTATGTTCACCAACAAGGTCATTCCGTATGTCCAAATGGTGTAATGTATTCTAAGAACAAACAAGGATTTCTTCCCGAACTTATGGAACGACTCTATGACGAAAGAAAAGAGTGGAAGAAGAAAATGATTGGTTATCAGAAAGAACGAGAAGTCTGTAAAGAAACTAAACGTAAGAAAGAACTTGATACACTTATCAAACGTGCATACAACAATCAACAGGTTCGTAAGATTGCATTGAACTCTGCGTATGGTGCTCTTGCAAACCAATACTTTGCATTCTTTAGTGTTGACCTTGCAGAGTCAATCACTACCAGTGGTCAGTTAATTATCAAGTGGGCAGAGAAAACCATTAACGAATTCCTAAACAAAACACTTAATACAGAAGGTGCAGACTATGTGATTGCAATGGATACTGATTCAGTTTATATCACAATGGACAAACTGGTTAAACAAGTGCTACCCGAAGAAACAGACAAGACCAAGATTGTGGATTTCCTAAACAAATCCGAAGGAATGATTGAACAAGTTCTTGCACGTGGTTTTGACGACCTTGCAGATTACACTAATGCATTCCAACAGAAAATGCAAATGGGACGTGAGGTAATTGCAGACAGAGGTATTTGGACTGCAAAGAAAAGATACATTCTTAATGTTCATGATAACGAAGGTGTAAGACTTGCAGAACCCAAACTAAAAATGATGGGTATTGAAACTGCAAAATCTTCTACACCACAATGGGTCAGAACTAAACTAACAGATGCACTTGGTGTTGTCATGAACGGAACTGAACAAGACCTATGGGAGTTCGTAGAGACTGCACGTAAAGAATTTAGAAACCTTCCACCCGAGGAAGTTGCATTTCCAAGAGGTGTTAAAAACCTTATAAACTATTCAGACACAACTAATATCTATGGGAAGGGTACACCAATTCATGTTCGAGGTTCACTTCTACACAATCATTTACTGAAATCCAAGAACCTCAACATGAGATATGAAATGATTAAGAACTCAGATAAGATTCGTTTCTCATATCTCACAACACCAAACCCTATCAATGAGAATGTAATTGCATTTACAAGTTCTCTACCTAGGGAGTTGGACTTACATAGATTCATTGATTATGATATGCAGTTTGAGAAAGCATTCAATGAACCACTAAAGAATATTGTTAATCTCATTAACTGGAATGTAGAACCAGTTGCAAGTTTAGATTCCTTTTTTGGATAAATAAGAGTAGTATGGCATATAGTAAACAAGTGATTGAGAGGTTTGAAGGTGTTTTAAATTCACCCGAACAATTCTCAGTCGGAAGATTCGACCCTAACGACCCGAATGTTGCAACAGGAATGACGGGTGCTCCCGCATGTGGTGATGTTATGAAACTTCAATTGAAACTAAATCCCGACACTAATGTTATAGAAGACGTAAAGTTTAAAACATATGGTTGTGGAAGTGCAATTGCAAGTTCAACTATGTTCGTTGAAATGTTAAAGGGTTTAACTGTAGAAGAAGCCAAGGAAATTAAAGATAAGGATATTGCAGAAGCATTAGAACTTCCACCTATAAAATTACACTGTTCAGTGTTAGCAGAAGATTCAATCAAACGTGCAATCCAAAACTGGGAAGACAAATAATGTACGAATATAAAGTAACAGTAGTCAAAGTCGTAGATGGAGACACTATTGATGTGGATATCGATTTAGGTTTCGGTATGGTTTACAAAAAACAAAGAGTTAGAATGATGGGTATCGACACGCCAGAATCTAGAACTAGAGATAAAGTCGAAAAATTATTTGGTAAAGCAAGTAAGAAACACCTTAAGAAATTATTAGAAGAGTGTGAAAGTATATCACTTGTATCACACGACAAAGGTAAGTTTGGTAGAATCCTTGGAGACATATTTACACACCACGTAGAAGGTCACCCAGTATTCGGTCATAAAGTTAATATCAACAAACAAATGATATTAGATTCACATGCAGTTCCTTACACTGGAGACAGTAAAGACTTAGTTGAGGAACAACACTTGGATAACAGACAAAGAGTTATGCACCAAGGTTATGTATCACAAGAGGATATAGATAAAGTATCATGATTATTACTTTAATGGACTGTTTCTATATTCTAATGATTGCAGTAATCTTTGGATTCATTATACACTTAGAGTCTAAAGTCAATCAACTTGTTTCTATGATGGAAGAACACATTAAAGTTGACGAAAGACTTTGTGAGATTTCACAAAAATTAGATAAAGAATAAAAACCCCCTTTACAATTTTACCTTTCTTCTGTATAATAGATTTATACATTATGGAGAAGTGTTATGTCATTTATTAAAGATTTAGTCAAATCAACTGGAAACGAATATGCAAATATAGTTTCAGATGGTGTGGCTGCTGGAGACGTAGATACATTCGTAGATACGGGTAGTTATGTCTTCAATTCACTTTTGAGTGGTTCACTATATGGTGGACTTCCCTCAAACAAAATCACTGCAATCGCAGGTGAATCTGCAACAGGAAAAACTTACTTTGCCTTGGGTATGGTAAAACAATTCCTTGAAGACCACCCCGATTCTGCAGTTATCTATTTCGAATCTGAATCTGCAATCAGTAAAACAATGATTGAAGATAGAGGAATCGATTCAAAAAGAATGGTTATCGTGCCTGTGGTCACTGTTCAAGAATTCAGAAAACAGGCAATATCCATACTTGATAAGTATCTTGAAACACCCAAGGATAAGAGACCACCTATGATGATGTGTCTTGACTCACTTGGTATGTTATCAACTACTAAAGAAATCGAGGACACTGCCGAGGGTAAAGAAACCCGAGACATGACTCGTGCTCAAGTTGTTAAAGGTGCATTCAGAGTTCTAACACTTAAGTTAGGACGTGCTGGTGTTCCAATGATTGTGACTAATCACACCTATGATGTGATTGGTTCTATGTTCCCTCAAAAAGAAATGGGTGGTGGAAGTGGTCTCAAATATGCAGCCTCTTCAATTATCTATCTTTCAAAGAAAAAAGAGAAAGAAGGAACTGAAGTCGTTGGTAATATCATTCATTGTAAGAATGCAAAATCTAGATTGACTGTAGAAAATAGAATAGTTGACGTAAGACTATCTTATGACAGTGGACTAGATAGATACTATGGTCTTTTAGACCTTGCACTTGCAAGTGGAATCTTTGAGAAGAGTTCCACACGTATCAAACTACCAAATGGTAAAACAGAATTTGGTAAAACAATTAACAACAATCCCGAGAAATACTTTACACCCGATGTAATGGAAAGACTCGAAACAGTAGTAGAAGGATACTTTAAATATGGAAACACGCATAGAACAGACGATACTGAAGAATCTGATACAGAGTGAAGAGTTTGCACGAAAGTGCGTCCCATTCATTAAGTCAGAGTATTTTGCCGATACTGATGAAAGAACTGTATTCAATGAAATACACGAATACTTTCAGAAGTATACTAAACCACCAACTGTAGAAGCACTTCTCATAAACCTTGATAACAATAATTCTCTTAACGAGAGTGTTGCAAAAGGTTCAAAATCTATAGTAGATAGGGTAGGTAAAGATAAGGAGACCACACCAAGTGAGTGGTTAGTGGAAGAAACGGAGAAATGGTGTAAGGATAGAGCAATCTATATTGCAGTCATGGATTCGATTGAAGTCATTGACAAGAAATCACAGAGGTCTACTGGTGAAATACCCGAGTTATTGAAAGACGCACTTTCCGTGTCCTTTGACACAAACATTGGACATGACGTATTGGAAGATTCAGATGCAAGATTTGAATTCTATCATACGGAAGAAGAGAAGATTCCGTTTGACTTAGAATACTTCAACAAGATTACCAAAGGTGGATTACCTAATAAAACACTTAACATTGTTCTTGCTGGAACTGGTGTTGGTAAATCATTGTTTATGTGTCACCAAGCTGCTTCATGTCTTATGATGAACAAGAATGTTCTATACATTACTATGGAAATGTCAGAAGAAAGGATTGCAGAGAGAATCGATGCAAACACTATGAATGTTCCTATGAAAGAACTACCCGATTTGTCTAAGAAAATGTTTGACAAGAAAGTCGACAAACTAAAAAACAAAACTAAAGGTAAACTCATAGTAAAAGAATATCCAACTGCTTCTGCACACGTAGGACACTTCAGACACCTACTACAAGAACTGGATATCAAGAAAGACTTTCAACCCGATATCATATTCATTGACTATCTGAACATATGTGCAAGTCATAGAATCAGGCCAGGAAGTGGTGCAAATTCATACACATTGGTGAAGAGTATTGCAGAAGAGTTACGTGGACTTGCAGTAGAGTTTGACGTTCCATTGGTAAGTGCAACACAAACCACAAGAAGTGGATATGGTTCAACAGACATTGGACTCGAAGACACTTCAGAAAGTTTTGGTTTGCCTGCAACTGCAGACTTAATGTTTGCATTGATTACCAGTGATGAACTAGAAGAACTAGACCAACTCGTAGTGAAACAGTTGAAGAACAGATATAATGACCCTACAATATTCAAAAGATTTGTAATCGGTATTGATAGAAGTCGTATGAAACTCTATGATTGTGAACAAGAAGCACAAGAAGAGTTATTTGAGAATGCAGAGAGTGTTAATGACGATATTCCAGTGTTCGATAGAGGAAGGAATGATGGACAGAAGAGAGACTTCAACGACTTCACATAAAAACCCCCTTTACAGACCACCTAAATAATGTTATACTAGATGGTTCTATGAATAAAGCGATAAAAAGTTCTGAGGTTATTTTAAAGATAACGGAGAAAATTGAACTCAAGAAACAATTGAGAGATGCACGTGCATCTAAAGACTCTAAAGAAATAGAAAAAATATCTAAAAAAATTGCAAAAATAGAGTCTAAACTGTCTTCCTCACCCCTTGCAAAATCCTAAATAATAACATAGATTACATACACTATAGTTAATCACGGAGAATTTATGTCTAGAGCAGAAGGTAAAACTAAAATACAAGCAGAAATGGATAAACTCAATAAGAGGAAAGACTATCTTATGGGTGTTAACGGAACATATTCATTAAACTCACAACCCGATTCAAGTGATTTTGCTGCTGATTACGCTGCACAATCAAAGTCTGATTGGACTGGAAACGGAAGAAGTGGTTGGTTATCTGCATGGAAAACTGCAAACTCTTCACTAACTAAAGACGAATCATGGAATATGCCTGCAGACACAAGCACCGCAACTCATGCTGACCATTTACAACATTTATTCAGAAAACACGAAGAGACTTCTTCTAACTTTACTACAAGTGATAAACCAGTATCAGACATAGTAGCTGAACTTGCAACACTTCAGACAGACATGGACGATATACTTGCTGGTGAAGCAGCTGGTGACGTTGACCAAGTCGACCCAAGTTAATAAACAAAAAAATACCATAAATAGTAGTAATACCACCAAGAATGTGGTATAATTACTATTATGGGTGCAAAAAATCTACATTTAGAACACTTAGAAGACGAGATTATCAAT